ATGCCCCCTTTTGGGAACGTCTCTATGAACGTCAGACAATTTTCACTTTCTGAAGTAGGAACACAACTATTTAATAAATCATGGAATACCTGGGTATAATCGCGCAATGTACTATACAGAACATTGTCGTTAGAATTAAGTGATTCTGATATTTTGCTATAAAAAGAACTATATATCATGGCGAATAAGGGAACTGTAATCTGTATAGAAACATCGGTATTATCACTAACTATTTCCATTTTTCGCTGCAATTTCCAATTGTATTCAGGCATATTTACAAGACAATCTGATTCATTTACTTTCTCCAATGACGTATCTTTGGTTTCATTCAATATATCAAGTAGATTCATATAATTTTCAGGCAAACTCCAATCAAAATAGAATGTACCATTATTCATTTTAAATAACAAGGTGTGATTCTCATTATTTAACTTTGAATAATCCTTTTCTATTTGTTTCATAGCATACGGAATATATTCACATAATTTGTTTCCTGTATCCCAATAGCGCATTCCACTTTTGGCGTTATAATTTATTTTACAGTATTCACTGTTTGCCCATTGGTCCGCAGTAAAACCCGTAGAACAGTTGCCTAATTCAGAAGTGTTGTCCAATAAACACAATTCGCCTTTTAATTTATTATCGAGCTCTTGTATTTTGGATTGTTGTCTGGCTCCTGCATTTTTACCAAAATAAGATGAAAAACGTTTCATTGGATATTTTTCAAATACGAGATTTAATACCTGAATAACGGGTATTTCTGTGATATAATTGGTCAATAAACCATCATAACTTTTCTTAAATGATTGTAAATCCTTATATTGTTGTAATTCTTCATTCGCAGTTTTCTTTGCATCTTGTTTTTCTTGATATTGTTGATCATATTTCACCTTGATTCCTTTTTCGAGACCACGTGTTTTTTTAGGTACGTAGGTTCTAGTTTTTGATCTGACGCTAAATGTAGGTGTATATTTGAACTGACGTGTATCTTTGAGTGTTTGTAATTTTTGATTTACATCCGGTGATGGTGCTACGGATAATCGTTCAATACCGACACCACCTTTCATGGTTTTTCTTCTATATACACGTTTATTCGCAGTTTTCTTATTGCGATTTGAAATAGTTTTATTTTTTCTGTTTTTACAAATAATTCTGCGTGTTTTCATCCTATTATTTATAATAGGATGAGAAAAATGTATTATATATCTGGTTGTTTCTTCCGAATACAACAACAATAATACACTAGTGTACGTTCAGGTTCCAATAATTTTTCCATAGTAGATATCATTCTGTTTTTTCCAAAAGACCATTCCATTATATAATATACACGGAATGTATTTATGTGAATTACTAAAACATACTATATTAAATTTTTCAAATGTTTTGGGATTTTTTTGTATTTCTTAAGCAGACGTAACATATTTTGTGAATGGCTATTATACGATTGGGTTGAAATAAGTTCAGTCACAATTTTAGTAGCAAATTCTTTGTTGAAATCCAATGCAGGTTGTTTTAATAAGTATTCAACAAGTCCTTCTGTATCTCTAATATGTAAAATCAATACTTGAATTAGTGGAACAGTTCGACCATATCTGTATGTAGAGACATTTACGTCAAAGTCTTTATGATTCATAACTTCTTCAGCTTGCTCATATTGTAATTCGCTCATACTCCCGTAACTGGGAATATATCGAAAGATTTCCTTACTGTCGGAAGGCATGATTTTTTTGCACGTTTTAACAATGGATTGTCGGCAAATGGGACAAGAAACTTTATCATAGTGATTATTTTTGCACCATCCAATCAAACATTGTTCATGAAATTGATGGTTGCATAATGTTTTCACTCTCTTCGCACCTAATTTATCTAAACAGATTGAACATGTTTCTTTCAATATTTCTTCACAATTACCCGTCTTCTTATTTTTACGCGTACCATTTGTACAACGTTTCTTTTCCTTCACCATGTGTTTATCACAATCATCTGTCTTTTTGTTTCTGCGCGTTCCTTTGGGACACCTATTTTTCATAATTATAATATATAGCCTTATTATTTATTAGGTAAATGTGGTTCCTATTCACAACAATTGCATTTTTATTGTATATACAATTCAGTCCTGGAATGGGAAACATATGGTACAGAAACAACGAATATTTTAGTCCTATGGGGGCAGTTAGTGTAATCCTCTTTCCACTTCAAAGTACGGAAATGTGGAATCCCTGTATGTGGGATATAAATTACTTTATCTGGTTATTGATGATGTACATTGTGAATTGTATTTATTATCATATAGGAAACGAATCCCTTATACGTGAAAATGTAACCGAGTAGTAAGGATATTGTTAGTGGTATTTATTTGAACATTTCCATACGAATGGTAGTCGTCGTATCCGTTCTATTTTAACATCAGATATATCTACATTTGTTTCGGTATCAAACCATATACAACTCGAGAACAGCCATGTGGTCATTTAGATTATTACACTTATACAGTAACGAGAAGAATTTATATGCAAAAAAAATATTCGTATTTGTTATTTACATCAATCAACATCATTACTGGTTTATGGTTTCTTAACAACACGCTTTTTCGCCACCTTTTTTACAGCAGTTTTTTTCCCACCAGATCCCGCTTGAATACATTCCCGCTTTTTTTTATATACAGCATAATCCTTTTGCAACTCATCCAGTTCAGTGAGCCACATCGTTTCTAATGAGGTGGCTTGTAATCGTTTGAGTTCTGCTTCCGCATCACCCCTTTCCTTCACAATACGATCGACGTTTTCCTCCGTCACTGAGTCCATAGGCATCTTGATGAGATACTTGAAATCACCGTCGATGAGTGCAAAACCTTTATTCGTAAGTAACTCAGTGACAACATCTGATTTCTTCTTGCGCAAATCAACAGACCCATCCAATGTGGCCAATATGTATTTGGCGCGATTCGACAATTTCACCAACTTCTTTTGCAAATCGTCAATCAGGAATGCCTTTCTTTTACTGTAAGTTGCTAAACGTACCCCATAAAACTCCTCAATCACTTCTTCAACGGAAGTATATTTGTGCAGTTTGCATTCATTGTTAAACATATGCATATTGGTGGTGGAAACGGTGGTAGATAGTTTGAGCAACTTTTCAATACCATTAATATCCGTGACTGCATCGCGTGATGCCTCCAACTCTGCAAGACGTCCTCTCGGGAATGCGACGACAATATCTACGGAAACTTCTGTGCAAACGGATGTGAAATCGCGAATCGAAGGTGGGACCCTCTTACCTGACTTGTCTGTACCTCCATCCATAAGCCCTTCAAGAAAGGTTGTATAAGGCATTGTCCATGTTCCTACAGGCAATTCGGTAATACGAATTTTGTCGTCGCCAACCTTTTCATAGACACCGCGAATCAAGTATTTCTGTGCATTCTCTGGTAATTTGGATACAGAGCCTTTGAACCCTTCATAATACGGAACGAATTCACCAGCAGCGGACACATTTTTACTACGCAACTTGAATCGCAAGTAATTAATAATTTGCACCGGTGAGAATGCAGGAATGCTACACGAGAAACCTGTACCAATACCTGATATTCCATTCATAAGTGCAAATGGAATAATGGGCACATAGTATTCGGGTTCAACCAATGTCCCATCGTCATTCAAATACGTCAATACCGCATCATCTGCGTCTTTGAATACAGAACGTGTGAGTGGATTTAACATCGTGAAGATATATCTCTCTGATGCACTATCATCGCCACCATGGAGACGAGTACCAAATTGACCATTGGGTTCGAGCAAATTCACATTGTTGGAACCAACATAGTTTTGCGCCATATTCACAATTGCCCCATTTAGCGATGCTTCACCATGATGATAGGCACTGTGTTCTGATACATAACCCGAGAACTGTGCGACCTTGATTTCCGATGTAAGACGACGCTTGAATGCGGCAAACAGGATTTTACGCAAGGAAATCTTGAGACCATCCACCATATTGGGAATGGAACGAGCACAATCGTAGGTACTGAAATGGATCATTTCTTTATCCATAAACTGCTCATAATTTACTTGTGGGTGACTGGTGTCCAAATAAGCTGTTTTGTCGTAATTTTCCAACCATGTCTTACGGTCATCTGGACGCTTTTTGTTGAACACCTTGTCTATTGCGTCGTCACTTGTCGGACCATTATGTACAAAATCAACAATCTTCTTATTCGCAAAATATTCCTTGAACTCTGCGGATGTAGAAGTTCCCAGACCCTTGAAATATTTGACTGTCCATCCATGAACGCCTGCTTCACCCAAACTCTCCTTCCATGCGGCATATTCACCTTCGTTGTAAAACAACTTGATTTGAGCACCTTTTTTAGCGCGCAAAATGGGTGTGTTCATGAATGAAATGAACCCTGGGAGATGAACTAAAGATGCCCATTCGCTATGAAAGAGATTGATACATAGTCCCTTGATATGAGAACCATCCAAATCCTGATCGGTCATTACCATAATTTTACCATAACGCAAATGTTTATGAACGTCATCCATGGTCTTGTATTCACATCCAGTCTCCAATCCGAGAATTTTCTTAATATCTGTGATCTCTTTGTTATCGGCAATCTTCTTGATTTGCTCCCCGCGAACATTTAGGAGTTTTCCCTTGAGTGGGTATATACCAATCGTGTTGCGGTCTTCACTTGATAATCCAGAGACAATACCAGACAATGCCGATAATCCCTCACATAAAATCAAAATACAATCCTTGGATTGCACCGTTCCACTTAAATTCGCATCAATCAAATTCGCAATACCGCGAACATTTCGTGTTTTGGAACCATCGGTTTTCTTCGCCATCTTGTTTTCCTTGGCTTCTGTGAGAGAGCAGGCCACGTCCATTACCCCCATTTTCGCAACCTTCTCGACAAAACTATCGGAGACTGTGCAAGAAGACCCGAATTTCGCAACAGGTGTGTTCATGTAATCCTTGGTTTGACTGTCGAATGACGGATTTTCCACATCACAACGCAAGAAGAGCATGAGCTGTTCCTTGATTGCGGTGGGTGCAACGCGTATCTTTTTCTTCTTCTCGATGTAATCGCACAACTTACGGGTGAGTTGCCCCATGATATAATCCACGTGCTTACCACCCTTGAATGTGCAAATACCATTTACAAAAGAGACTTGTGTGAATTCATGATTGGGCGCCAACGCGACTGCATATTCCCAACGTTCATCTGTGGTTTCGTAAATGCGCTTTGTCTCTGTCTTCGCACCGACATACAAATCGACGTATTGTTGGAAATTCTTCACAGGAGCTTGGACGTCATTGTAACCCACTTTGACCTTCTTAATCGAATGATCAGTAACTGCTGCGATGTCATAGACGCGTTTGTTCAGTAGCGCCATCATATCGGAAGTGAGACCAGGAATACCTAAACGCGCATAATCTGGTTTGAAAATCACCTTGGTATAGGGTTTCGATGTCTTGGGCACCTTCGTAATGGTAGGAGGTTCAATCACATCCAAATTATTGCGAAATTCTTGAACATATTTGAGACCACGTATATGATCAACTGTTTCTACACGACCATAAGTTGACCAAATCAGCACTAGTTTAAACCCAAACCCATTTTTTCCACCGACAATCTTCTTCTCGGTCTTGTCGTAGTTAGTGGAAGTGCGAAGATGACCGAAAATCATTTCCGGGATCCACAAGTCATATTCGGGATGTTTTGCTATGTCTATACCATTCCCATCATTCGACAATATAATGGTCCCATCGGCTTCAATGTTCGTATTGATATAGGAAACAAAATGCTTTTGTAAAATGGGTGATTGAATCATACGCATTACATGATCACGACAATTGACTATGCCTTCATCAAAGAGTTTGTAGAGACCTGGAATATATTCCATGGTGCGTTGAACAATGCGTTGCGACGCTTCGTCAAATACCCACATATCCGCATCCACATTTTCAACAGAACCAATATATGTATCGGGATTGTCGAGAATATGCTGTTTGTCGGTTTTGCGTTGGTATTGCTTGGCTAGAGTGGCTTGTTCTTGAACGTTTTTTGGAGTAGTCATGACTGAAACTATATACTCCCCCCTTACATAATTTAATGCTGTTTCAATTTTGTATGATTTTTATATATGCTTGTACATTATAGAAAAAGCAGATATGAATCCCGATATATGTTATGCATGTCATCCTACATGTTTAGATAACCCTCCCGAAGGACCCAATACAATTCCTAAATTTAATACTACATACGCAAATTATGCAAAAAAATCATATTCAAATAATTTTTTATTGTACGACGATGGATGTGGAAGATGTTGTGAGACATGTGAAGGAAGATGTAAGTTAATTTGCAATACCATTTCCCAGGAACAACGAAATTATAACGTATTACATCATAACAATAATTATATTGGTACTAGTAAAAAAATGGCTTACGGTAAGTATGTAAGAAATACACCTGGACAATATACCTTTTCAAGTAAAAAGGTGCCTTCGTTACAACCAACTGTAAAGAAAGCTCAACTTTGTTTTCAGAATTATTGGTGCAAAAATCTATAATTATTTATCATCGTTCTTATTTGGAACATCTATTTCTCCATCACCATAGCAAGTTTCGCATCGATCCCACGGCATTTTTCCACATTCAGAGTATTTACATAAGGTAATGTCGTGTTTTATGAGCCCGACGCCATTACATATTGAACATCGTTGCCTTTTCGTGGGTTTGGTTACATTTTGATTTTCGTTTGGAATATCAACTTCTCCATCACCATAGCATGTTTCACATCGATCCCACGGCATTTTACTCTCCTCACAATATTTACACAAAACTATATCATATTTTACAAGTCCAACACCTTTACATATCGAACATCGCTGTCTTTTCGCAAGTTCGGGCATATTTAGGTAAATCGTATAATATAGAATATGTAAATATTGTGATAACTATATAGTTACGCGTATGCCTAACCAAATAATTTGGTTTCAGGATTGTTCATATAAAAATAAACATTTAGTTGGTGGAAAATGTAGTTCATTGGGTGAGCTTCATTCTATAGCAAGACGCATTGGTTTTTCGATAGGTGATGGATTTGCGATCACAACCACAATGTATGATGATTATGTGAAACAAAATCATCTTGAACAAGTTATTAAAACCAAATTAGCGGCAATTGATACCACCAATATCCAGAAATTAGAAGACCAATCCAAAGAATTGCGCGATATTGTAGCAGCAGGAGATTTGTCGGAGGAGCAGATCGCATCAATTTCTAATGCATATCAAGGCTTATGTAAATTATATAATTGCGAAAATATGGAGGTTGCTGTGCGATCGAGTGCCTTGGCTGAAGATTTACCTAACGCTTCTTTTGCTGGACAACATGATACTTATTTAAACATTCGATGTGAGCATAACCTCATAAAATCAGTGAAGGATTGTTTTGCTTCTTTATTTAATAGTCGCGCGGTGTCTTATCGTAAGTCACATGATATCCAATTGTGTGATATAAAGATTTCAGTTGCAGTACAGAAAATGATTCGATCGGATATTGGATCCGCCGGTGTGGCGTTTTCTTTAGATCCCGAGACAGGTTATAATAAGGCAATTGTTATAAACTCGGCGTTTGGATTGGGTGAGCTTGTCGTATCAGGTGGTGTGAAACCCGACGAATTTATTTTGGACAAACGTGTATTGCGTGATATTGAAGGTGATCCTATTATCATTAAAAAGAAGGGTGATAAGAATACCAAGATCATATATGATATGGAAAATGGTGGAATAAAAGAGGTGGAAACGAGTCAGCGTGAGCGTTTGAGTTATAGTATGACGAATAATCAAATGGTGGCTTTGGGGCGTTATATTTTGCAATTGGAGGCTACATATTCAAAATTATTCGATAAGAAATTAGGTGTAGATGTTGAATGGGCAATTGATGGTACAGACCACAATATCTATGTTATTCAGACACGTCCCGAAACGATTCATAGTAATGAAGGCGATGTCCTTGAAATCCATAATTATATCATGGATGAACACAGTGATGTTTTGGTTTCAGGTGTGGCTGTTGGTGATAAGATCAGTAGTGGTCACATTCGCATTTTGAAAGATATTCACGATAATGCTCAATTTGAACAAGGTGATATTTTGGTGACTGATATGACTACACCTGATTGGGAACCTATTATGAAAATTTCCTCCGGTATTATTACAAACAAGGGTGGTCGTACATGTCATGCAGCAATTGTCGCACGTGAATTAGGATTGAATGCCGTTGTTGGTGTGGGCAATGCGACCACTGAATTGTCGGAAGCCGACGACGTCACCATTTCTTGTGCAGAGGGTGAGACGGGATTTGTGTATCGTGGTATTCTCCCATTTCATGTGGATAAATTGGCTGTTTCGAATAACCTAGAACTTCCAGTGAAACTGATGTTGAATGTAGGCAATCCAGAGTGCAGTTTTGAGAACTCTCTCATTCCCAATAGTGGGGTTGGATTAGCCCGTTTGGAATTCATTGTGAGCAATTATATCAAAATCCATCCTCTTGCGCTGTATCATTATCCGAATATTCGTGAAGATGTACGTGAAAAGGTGCATCAAATCATAGGCAACTACGATAGTGGTAAATGGTATTATATCAAACGTTTAGCAAAGGGCATCGCCAAAATCGCATCGTCTTTTTATCCAAATGACGTGATTGTACGTCTTTCTGATTTCAAATCGAATGAATATCGCAATTTGATTGGTGGTGAAATATACGAACCTCATGAGGAAAACCCCATGATTGGATGGCGTGGTGCATCGCGCTATTATTCACCCGAGTATAAAGACGCATTCAAATTGGAGTGTGAAGCCATCAAATATGCACGCGAAGTCATGAAAATGACGAATGTAGTCGTGATGATCCCCTTTTGTAGAACTCCCGAAGAATGTAAATTGGTTATTGATACTATGGCCGAGCACGGATTGATTCGTGGCGAAAAAGGTTTGCGAATCTTTCTCATGTGTGAAATTCCATCCAATGTAATTGAAGCGGATCGTTTTAGCCCCATGATTGACGGCGTTTCCATTGGTGGAAACGATTTACTTCAACTCACATTGGGTGTGGATCGTGATAGTGAAAAAATATGCTACTTATCGAATGATACGAATGTGAGTTATCGACGCATGATTAGTATGGCTATCAAAACGTACAAGGAACATGGTGTGAAAGTCGGTTTTTGTGGGCAACAACCTTCCGACAGTATCGAATTTTGCAAATTCTTAATATCTGAAAACATTGATACAATTTCAGTCACGCCGGATTCTGCATTGAAAACCATTCAAAATTTAGGAAAAATCTAAAGAGATTAAAATGAAAACAATTTATTGTGATGGTATATTCGATTTATTCCATCACGGACATTTACAACATATAGCCAAAATACACACTTTGTTTAATGAACCAATCCAGTTATTAGTAGGTGTAATATCTGACGATGTTGCGACCAAATACAAGCGAAAACCAAGATGGGACGAAGATGTTCGTGCATTTGTATTAAATACATGTATTCATGTATCGGAAGCGTTTGTTACGGATACATTGGTCATGGATGAGGCATTTTTGGAAAAACACAATATCGATTACGTAGTTCATGCTTTTACAGAAGAAGACAAAAAGACGCAATCTGAGTTTTTTGAAGTACCCATTGCATTAGGCAAATTCATTGAAATTGATTACAATATGGGTATATCAACTAGTCAAATCATCAAACAATATGATAATACAGAACCAGAATGTATTGATCAACGCGAAATAGTCAGTTATGATTTACCATTCAATGTCCAATATAGCGATAAAGTTCTCTTGGTTGGACCCTATTTCGGTGGTAATGTCGGAACTTATAGAGGCATCTGTTTGGATATAAATTCGAATCGAAGTCCCACAAATAATAGCCATAGTTATCCTATATTGTCTTTTTCTACAAATACACGAATATTCAAGGACAAATATTTCGATTGTGTATTTTATTTCGGTGATGTAGAAATAACCCCTGAATTATATCGTATTTCAAAATGTGATATTCTATTTCGCGTCGAAAAATAATTCGTTAGTCAAAACCATTTATAGATGAAATCTACTATACATTTATAAATGGTTCTAATTGTTTTGAGACATGGTGAATCTGAATGGAATAAATTGAATAAATTTACGGGAATAACCGATATTCAACTGAGTGAAAATGGACATATAGAAGCTGCTGATGCAGGTAAAATATTGAAGAATTGTATATTCGATGCTATTTTCACAAGTAATTTAGTACGTACCGCGGAGACCGCTGCAATAGTTGCGGAAATACAATCATCTACAGTAGAACCTGTACGTGTGTTGGAATTTCAGGAACGAGACTATGGCGATTTGACCGGAAAAGACAAGACCGAATTAGCAGAATTATATGGAAAAGATCAGGTGAAAATATGGCGTCGATCTTATTTACATGGTCCTCCAAATGGCGAAAATCTAGAGCAAGTCAAAATGCGTGTATCAGGTGCATATGATACATTAGTGAAACCACTCATTGATGCAAATAAGAATGTTCTTATAGTAGCTCACGGAAACAGTATTCGTGCTCTCTTTGTGCATTTAGGTATTAAAGATGAAAGGAGTGTCGAACAATTAGAAATTGGAACGGGTATTCCTATCCAAATTAATACAGTGAGTCGTGAATATCGATATGAAAACGCATATAAATTATCCGCGTATCAAATAATTGATAGTCGCGGATATCCTTCATTAGAAGTTCAATGCATTGACCGTAACACTCGCAAGTGTATAGGTAAAGGTTCTACACCAAGTGGTGCATCATGTGGTTCAACCGAAGTATGTGAGATGCGTGATGGTAATCCGTCTGTACATCATGGTAAATCAGTATTTGGTGCTGTGCAGAAAATCCAAGAACTAAATCAACATTTTGTTTTATCGAAAAAGACATTGACTGATCTAACCAAATGTGATCAACAGTTTATTCAGTTGGACGGCACGGAAATGAAAACCAAATATGGCGGCAATACTAGTACCGCACTCAGTTTTTGTATGGCCGACACGGCTACGAGAATGAAGGATATGGAATTATATGAATATATTGCGGAACATTATGGATTACGTAAGTCTAAGATTGATACGCAATTACCTACTCCTTTTGTGAATATTATCAATGGTGGAAAGCATGGGGTCACCGAAGATTTAAAAATCCAAGAATTCATGATTTTCGCGAATCACCAAATGAGCACACAGGCCAAAATACGTCTCTATTGTGAAGTCTATCACACTTTGAAAAAGCTCTTGGTTGAGAAATATGGTCAACAAGCCAAGAGTATTGGTGACGAAGGTGGGTTTTGTCCTCCGATTTACAGTGCCGAAGAAGCACTTTGTATAATCGAAGAAGCTATTGAAAAATCCAATTATGTAGTGGGTCAAGATGTGTTTATCGCGTTGGATTGTGCCGCAAGTGAATTTTACAATAAGGACACCAAGTTATATGAAGTAGAGAAGGACCATTTTTTGACGAGTTCTGAATTGGTGGATTTTTATGGAGATTTGATAGAAAAACATCCCGCATTAAAAAGTATTGAAGATGGGTTTCATGAAAGCGATTATGATGCTTGGATCGAATTCAATGCACGTTTTTCGGAAAACATCATGATTGTAGGTGACGACCTTTTCACTACCAATCCAAGTTTGATTGAACATGGATTGGACGATAAATGGGCAAATGCTTTATTGTTAAAAGTAAATCAGATCGGCACCATTACGGAAGCCGTTGAGGGCGCGAAAATGATGATGGATGTGGGAAATGAAGTCATTGTGTCTCATCGATCCGGTGAAACAAATCATGCTTATATTATCGATTTGGCCGTCGGAATTGGCGCTAAATATGTGAAAATTGGGAGTCCTTGTCGTGGAGAACGTGTAGCCAAGTTCAACCGTCTTTTAGAAATTGAACATCAACTATTGCATGTATTCGCATAATGATTATGTATTACTAGAGAAATACATAATTTTTACATTTTAAACCGGCAAATGGGACATTTTGAGTGTCCATGGGTCAGATACCGCTCTGGAATTTGCAATGACACCCAAAGGGCGTCCCATTACAAATGTCCAGTGGTATAAGTTCTTGAAAACTCTTTATTTTCTAAGCTTGCGGGTCTTGGTATTTTTTCCACCCTTTTTATTGTGTGTTTTTCTACAATAAGTTCTCTTTTTACCAGAAGCAACCTTACATCCCCTGAGTTTTTTGCACTTGTTGGGTACAACGCGCTTTCCTTTGCAAATACTGCGAGCCATTATATACTGTGGGGAGAGAAAAAACAAACATATCTTCATAGATTATTGGAATATACCTAAACCGGTTAGTGTATCAAATGTGATGTATTCAATGGCTGCACCACCTCCTGTAGAAATATGGGTAAATCCGTGGTCATAATGATTCACAAAACCGCCAGTATCCCCTCCACCAATAATGACTTTCTTGGACGGGTGGGCTTTTAATTCTTCCATCAAGGTAGTCACCAACAATTCCGATCCTTTTTTGTATTTCATGTCCTCAACTACACCTAATGTTCCGTTCCAGAATATAATATCATGTTCCGCAATCAATTTATGCAGGTCGTTAAAAGATTGCATTCCAATATCGAAAAAATTATCATCTGGACTGACTTCATGTGTAAATATGTGTTTGGGTGCATCTTCTAAATTCGACGCACATAGACCATCGGTCATCAGACAAATCTTGGCTTTATGGGAACCAATTTCGGCTAAATATCCCCCCATGTCGTTCTTTAATAGACTATTGATGTTCCCACCTGCAATGTAAATATGATCGGTCTTCTTACAAAGATTTTTCAACAAAGCCAATTTGTCGTCCATTTTACCACCACCAATAATGGCTAAAATCTTCTCGTCCCCCTTGTTTTTGGTAATCGCATCAAGTGCTTGTAACTCTTTTTGTATCAAATATCCGTAAGCACGTTCTTCGCAAGAAACGCCTTTGATGCTCAAATGGTCGCGATGGACACATCCAAATGCATCATTCACATAAACATTTCCCAAACATTGAATGGTTTTGATTGCGTCATTTTCTGGGTCACCAACTGTCTTGTATTGGGTCTCTTCCTCATGAAAACGTAAATTTTCCAACAAATATATTCTGGATTTTTTTTGATGGAAACAGTCCAATGTTTCAGAGCAAAGACCTTTGGGTAGAAACTGGATATGTTCGTTTAATCGTTTTTCCAAAACAGAAAGGGTGGGCAGCAAACTATATTTCATATCTACACCTTTAGGTCGCCCCATGTGCGACATAATGACTAAACGTTCGGGTTGATCTTGTAATATACGTTTGATAGTAGGGATTGTGGATGTAATGCGAAAATCGTCTGTGATTTCCCCATTTTGCATAGGTACATTCAAGTCCAATCTTAAAACCACGTTTTTCCCACGAAAACAATGATTGTCTATGTAATACGGATCCTTTTCTGCATACGAACACATCCATTCGGTTTGTTTGATGACTTGACTCGCATACGACCATTCATTGTCGTACCAAATCATTATTTTATAGCGATTTTCACCTAAATGCATGCATGCATGGCTATCAATAATGGATGGACACTCTGTTGAAATAAAATCAGAACTAACCAAATTCGCATTATTCACTAACAAATGTATATCTTCATTCATTCTCTCTAAGATCGCAGGCAATGAAACATGTTTATCTAGTTCAACGTTTAAATCTACTAAAGATACGTTATTAACTGGAACACGTACTGATGTTCCAACAATTTTCCCATCCAATGCAGGAAGAACTTTATATATAGAAGATGAAGCACCCGTTGTATGGGGGATAATATTATTGAATATGGACCGTTCGGTTCTACTTTTAGAGTGAGCGGTATCAACAACCTTTTGACTGGCGGTAGATGCATGAATCGTTGTAAAATTCGCATTTTGTATTCCATAATGTTCGTCTAAATGTCGTAAAACGGGACTGATACAATTAGTTGTACAAGAAGCATTGCTTACAATTTTTTCGCCAGCATAGGTTTCATGATTTGCACCATAAACAAAAAGGGGCGTATCATCTTTTGCAGGAGCACACATAATTACATGTTTAACACCATGTTGTAAAGCCTTTTCTTTGGTTAAATAGACACCTGTTGCGTCAATTACATGTTGAATACCATAGTAGCTCCAATTAAGTAACGTAGCGTCGCGATTGCACAGGAGATGGGTTTTGCGCCCATTCACCGAAAAGGTATTGTTGTCCAAAATTTTGATTACAAAATTTCGACTATACTGATGTACAGAATCGTGTTTTAAATATTTTTCTAGTTTGGTAATATTGAAATCGGGAGCATTAATGGCGAGTACATGCAATTTTGGATTACTCATTAATTGTAAGAATAGGCATTTTCCAATTCGTCCAAACCCATTTAGTCCGATATTGATCATTCTATAATGTGTAATTATAGTTTGATTTGTTGAATACACCGATAAAGATTTAAACCCTTGGTAATTTCAAATGGAACATTTGAAGTTACCTAAGGGTCAGATACCGGTAAGGAAATGGAAATCGGACAACAAAGTTGTTCCGATTTAAATTTCCAACGGTATAAATTCGCACATCCACCAACGGCGGATGTGCGTTTTAATTCATTTATCGGTAACGGTTGCATTGAAAGAAATAAATAGCACGCCCTAGGCGTGTGGATTTAAATCTTCAATTGTGTAAAATGCATTTTTGAATATTGTATCGTGTTACATTATAATAACAATGCCCCCTAAAATGTGGAATAATAATCACATTCACTCTTCAACTGCTAACTATAAACAACTAAAAACAGGAACATTGAATCCACACATAACCAATGCGATGAAATATAGCCAATTGGCTCAGAAATCAATGACTTTCCGACGATTTCCTATAGTAGATTTGAAGAATCCGAATACAGGAACTCCTTATACCGTAATAAATTCGACTATAAAAAATCAATCGGTAAAAAATAGGATAACCACCAAGATATTCTGCATACAATATATATAATGAAACGACCAGTAAGAGATCCTATAACGAATAACTATACTATACGCGGTAAGAGTTATCCAGAATTGTTTGGTTCGAGAGAACAAGTTATAAATGGTACTGCATATAAAACGACTGGGGGGTTGGCGAAAGACCAATTGGTCATGAATAAATGGGGACGTATTGTCTCTGCGGAAAAACACAAGACCGCTAAAAAAGAACAACGTTTAGAGAAACATGGCTATTACGCGAAAAAAGGAAGATTCGGATATGTGAAAGGAAAGGGTACGCGAAAAAAGGGAACGCGCAAAAAACGGGATTGAAATATCTAGCAATAGGAAAAATTCTATTGTTAATATATAATGCACGTATTCAAAGAGACTGTTGGTTCTAGAGCTGAGGTGTTCCACGGAACCGCCAAACATACAAGCGGAGGTTTAGAGAAAAGTGATTTATTAAAGAACAAGTGGGGTCGTATTGTTTCCGCCAAGAAACACAAGACTGCTAAAAAGGAAAAGCGTCTTCAAAAGGCCGGGTATTTTACCAAGAAGGGTGAATTTGGCGCTGTAAAGCGCAAGACCACCAAGAGAAGAACGACTAACAAGAAAAAGTAGGGGTCTGAATATAGACTAAAACAAACACAACGGTGAAATGCATATTTTCGCTCCATTTAATTGTGTAGCCCGCATATGAAAATATCGATGTTCGCAGTCGTCAGACGTTCCACGCAATTCGGCAGTTCGACCCGCTGCATCTTGATTTTCTTGAATCCAAGTTTGAGGTATTATTTCAATGTTCTTGTGAATGTTCCATTCATAAGTACTTCCTTCAAATTTCGCACGTCGATACAATCCAAATCCATTAAATGCACTCTCACATTGTAAAATGCCGGTTGTAGGCATTTTTTCTGCAACATCTTTCAGTGCATTTTGGACATACTTTCTCGTTATATCCACTAACACACTACTTCTCGAGAAGTTCCAACAACTAAACACATAGGGTCGCAAAGACAATGCCCATATGTCGTAATATATTTTACGATTGAACGTAAGTGCATCCCAATCCGCATATTCTTCTCTGCGTTCTTTTTCCACGAAAGTCTCCAAAACATCCTTGTTCATGGGTCCGGTGCAAACATCATCCATGTCCATCATAATACAATATTCGAAGTTGGGTGTATTTTCATCTCTCATATGATTCAACATTGCATTACGTGCATTGGATATATTTTGAGTTCGAATCGGAGACAATTTTCCATGATTGATTAAGATAACCATTTTGTCTTTTGGGAGCAATGTTATCCAATGTTTAATAATTTCCATTGTATTGTCGGAAGACATATCATACGCGATGACTATTTGATAATCATCAAACATAGAAATCATTGTTTTAATATTTTTAAAGACGTTTCTCAAATATTTTTCACAGTCACGTACGCAACCACATATAAAAGTGTTTAATGGTTTCATATAAATAGATTATGTATTACAAATCTATTTATTTATAGTGTTTTTAGCGGAAATGCAGGTAATCCATGTCCAAACAAAATCATGTAAATCAATGCAATTGCCGCCAACAAAATGCTGCGGTTTTCAGCTACAGGCTGACTTTGTCCCATAAGAAACGTCATACCCAAATACAACAACACGCCAATTATGGCGGAATGCACAATCATCATTAATCCACGTTCCATGTTTTCCTATAATTATAATCCATATTTTTCTTTGAATGCAGAGGGTGTGAAAACGAAAACACCTAATTTCTTTGCAGTAGCAACTTTTCCAGTATTACTATCCACATCGGGTGTAATTACAGCAAATGTTTTGCTACTTACACTAGATCCCAATGATGCACCCACGTCGGATAATGCTTTTTCTAAATCCCTGTCTCTCGTTCCACTCATTACTATGGACTTTTTGTATAGAATGTGATTTGTGTCTATTTGTACAGAAGGTTGCGTTTCAATCGACGATAGTTTGGACATAAATCCACATTCCTCCATAAATGCTAAAAATTTAGGAATATGTTCGACGAATGATTTTGCTGTCTTGGACGCCATGCCTTTGATTTCCGATAATTTCTTCGTTTTGGTCTCCGTATCATCCGTTGAAGTCAAAATATCCGGATATTCATCCATAATTAAGGCATTTTTTCTGTCGCCAAATCCTCGACCAAGTAGATTGGATGCGCTCATGATGGTGACCAAAGAAGCAGCTTTTGCTTTTTCTGCAATTCCCTTGTGCAATTTTTCGGCCATTTTCTCTTTAAATCCATCAATGGTTAAAAAGTCGTTTTTAGACATTTTAAGTATTTTAGGGATACTATCAAATCCGGCCTCTACCAATCTCGAAACATTTCCTTCCCCTAAACCATCTACTTCAATGCCTTTGAAAAAACCGGTAATGTTTTTCTCCAATACTGTTTTATTTTCGTCCTTATTTTCGAGCATTATATCCACGTGTGTTTCATTCCAAATATAAGGAACATTCGGCATCAATCCCTCTTCTGCTGGAGTAATTACGGATTTGATGTAGGGAATCACATCACCACTGCGAATAAGTTGAATGAGGGCACCCACACCAATGCGATTTTGTTCAATAAATGCACCATTAAACCCAGTTGCATATTCGATTTTTACACCACTTAAATAGACGGGTTCTATACGAACCCGCGGTTTCAAATAACCATCTTTGCTCGCGTTCCATTCTACATCCAGTACTTTAGTTTCCGCTATTTGATCAGAAAGTACCATTTTGAATGCAAAAGAATGGTCTGGATTACCTGTTTTTCGAGTATGTATATTGTCGTCGGTCACAATGACTCCATCAATCTCATATTTGTAGTTTTCTCGCCAATCAACTAATATCTTGGACAACATGTCGTTGGATATGTCTATATGTGTTTCATTGCGCACAGTATTGAACCCAATCTCTTCTAATTTACTCATTTGTTCTCCCGGTTTTAAGGAAGGTAACACTATTTCATAGGCAACAAAGTCTATATCTTGGACAATATCATTAATCGTAATACGATTCACTGTTCCTGCTACTAAATTGCGTGCATTTGCGAATTTACCCTTGTATTTGGATTCAAATACGGATTTCTGCATAATAAATTCGCCTCGCACTACGACACCTTTTTCGGTAGGAAGATTCAAATAAGGGATAAGGCGAGATACATCTTGCCCCACTTTACCATCACCACGCGTGTAAAGTTTGGGCTCGTTTCCTTCTGTAGTGTAAAGACCACTTACACCGTCTAACTTACAAGAGAGAACATAGGGTCCATTGTATTTTGCTTTCCATGTGACGAGTGCTTTTGTATCGGGTTTTATTTTGTCCATTGACCACATTTCGTATGGAAGTTTTGCTTTGTTTTTCGATACAGGAGCTCCGATTTTCCCAACAACCGTGTTTTTGGGAAATTTTTGCTTGATAAAGTCTTCTAAAATATCGTATTGATTGTCGGTAATAAGTGGGCTTTCATTTGGACCTAAATTGCGGTATATTTCATTGGTTTTTACTAACATGTCGTTTAACGTTTTTTCATTCAATTGTTCCAAAACACCGATTCCACCCGTTTTGAATTGTTGAATGATTTCCAATATAGGTACTGGATTTTGTGTATCGTCTTGTAATTTGGGCGTTTTTTTCAGGGTGTTGTTTTGAGTTTTCTTGGACATTGTCCTCTTTTTAATTGTTTCATTCTTAATCTTTATTTTCTTTTCCTTTTCCTTTTCCTTTTCTTCTTTTGCTTCTTGTCGTTTCTTTATTGTTTGTTGTTTCGCGACTTCTTTATCACGTTTTTTCGCAGTTTTTTTCGCATCCCCTTCCTTTTTGAGTATTTGTTTCACAGCTTCTCTTTCTTCCTTTTCCGCCTTCTTCGCAGCTTCTTTTCGCTCCTTTTCCTGACGTTTAATGCGTTCATTTTCTTCCTTTTCCTGACGTTTAATGCGTTCTTTTTCTTCCTTTTTGTCGTCTTTTTCACCGCGATTTTTTTGTGTAGTTCCCGTCCTCTTTTTTGGGACGGTTTCTTGGATTTCTATGCGAATATTTTCTCGACGGGAACCATCTATATTCGTTACAGAGCGTCCATCAATACGTTGTTCGGGTTCCTTATATTCCATGTTTAAAAAGGAAAATATGGACCGTTCATCCGGGAATTCGTGTGTAATCTTGGATCCTTTTTTCTTACCGTCCATTACATACATTCCATGTTCATTCAATGAATAGCCCATAGTTAAAGTGCGACCACGCATGGCTGTATTGAAAAATTTGCTTCCTGTGAAATACAAAATAGCAAATGAATATTCTTCGGGTGAAGAATATAGAAAATCGACACGGCGTGCATGTTTTGCATCGGGTAATTTCGCCACCACCAAACTTTTCGTAGAACCACGTGATAAAAGTTCTACAATAATACCTTGGTCTAAGAGTTGGTCCATAAAATCCTTGAAAATATCCTTGTTTTCGGAAGTAACAATAACATCAATATCACCTGATGTTTTTGCACCGCGACGATAACTACCTACAATTTCATATTTAGCGCCCTCGTGTGCCCCCTTTACTTTTTCAAACGCGGCTTTAAATATTTCATCATATTCATTAATTTCGGAGCGAGGGATACGGAGTAAGATATCTTCATAGTATTCGAGACCTTTTTTTTGAACATCATTCAATAAAATGTCTTGCTTTTCACGTAATTCATCTACCGTTTTCACGCCACTTCTCACCAATTCAGCGGCTTTTTTTGGTCCAACTCCATATATTTCCGAAAAAATGTGTTGCGGGTCTGCGCGTTCTCGTTCCAAAATACGCAATGTACCTGTTTTCACATATTCATCGATCTTTTTGGTGATGGTTTCACCCACACCTGGTAGTTTTGCTAAAGTAATGTAATTTTCGTGAGTAATTTCATTTGGATACAAAATCAAGCTTTCTTGAGCCTTTTGGTAAGCGCGCGCTTTGAATGGTTCTCCACGTTTCATCATAAATCCGGCTAATTCGTCCATGAGACCTATTAACTTTTCATTCAATCGACCATGTACAATTGCATCGGACGACGATATTTCTTCTGATTTCATCAAAGGTGTGTCCAGGATTTCGTCTTTGGATAATGCACGGTTTTTCTTGGTAACGCGTATTTTAACAATTTTTACTGGTTTTGGTATTTCTTGCACACGTTTTAGTATCATTTCTTTATAATCTTTTTGCTGTTCCGTCTTCTCATCCATATTCGAAAATGTATGTGTATATACATTTTCGGAGATTTTTAGAGTATGTGAATTACCAATAACATCCACCCTCTACATTTTTGCTGTTTTTGGGACGTTCAGACTCTTTTGGTCTAGACCAATGTTCATTGGTGAAAAGTCGAACAATGTCGGAGCGTTCTTTTATCCATCGCTCACCTAAAATACCAAAATACATTTGTAATACACCACCCACATACATGGCGGATTTGCCTTTATCGAAAATATGGGCGCAAATTGGATTCGCATATCCACCACATGAAACAAGTGCTATATCAAATGTATCTAAGACAGTATCTACACGTGTTTTAAAATCGGCGAGTTCCACACTAAATTCACGTGATGTTTCGCCTGCTTGAGTTTGTGGGGGTTTTAATACAGTGATTTCACAATCTGGGAATAAATCTACACCGTCGTATAATTTTTCACGAATGGGAATTTTTTCACGCAAGGTTTCTTCAAATGGGGATATCACAAGTATGCGCTTTCCCTTTAACGCGTGTGTCCAAGGTTGATTGTAAATGTAGTGGAATATATCCAAGGCTAATGCCCAAAACATAGTACGTGAAGCACCATATGCCTTTTGCATATAATCATGAGATTGAGTAATATGTCCAATATAATTACCTTGGACATCCCACCCGGCAAATAATTCACATTGTTCAAATGCGCGCAAATAATCATCAGAATAATGATAGAGTGTATCCATCGAAGACAATTGAATACCTGCGTTGTTTTTCATGGCGGGAATCAGCTTACGAACATAATCTTGCAATTGTGGCGGGGCATTTGTACCGTGGTTTTTAATTACACGCATATAAACGGCAATGTTGTTTTCAATGCCGGAAATACGTGGAATAATGAATGGTTCGTTTTCCGCACATTTTTTCGTAATATAATCATGCAAAATGTGATTATCTTCAAACATGATGGATTTAAATCCTTTGGTGGAAGCGTGTATCGCGCGCGGATCAATACCCAGACAAGACGGCATTTGGAGCGGATCGTGTCCAACCGGAGAAACTACCGCCCATGGTTGAGGAACGGCATCCTTGCTACTATAGTTTCGCGCTTTACTGGAATGAACATGAAATGTTTCTATCAATGCAGGATCATTTACCACATTATATCCAAGAACGCGCATCAAATAGACCATTTTATTATCGCATCCGGGTTGTCCAAATCGAAAATAAAAGGCAGATTCATGTTTTTCTTGAATGGGAAAATTAGAGTGAAAAATCCACGTATCTTGACTATCAAATCGTGGTCCGAATAGTGGAGAATGATAAGGATCGGCCGGTTTATATTCACGACGTAAAATTGCAAAGGCGGTCTTGTTGTGCGAAATATTGGATATACGTAAATTATGTAACGCATAATTTGAAAAATAAATATCGGAATTAACTAATACATGAAATCCTATAATATTTTGCATCCGGATATAGGAAAACACATCTTGAAATGCGAGGCGATGACCAATTACAGTTTGGACAATTTTATTTGACTGGATACCAAGTTCTGTATTAGTGTAAATACGTTCTCCTAACAAATGAATCTGATGAATGTGTTTAGAGCTTACATTTTTTCGAAGACAAAACTGTAATTCTCGTAGTCGCGTTGCATTATTCTCTGGAACAAAAAATTGTGTGAATAAATGAATAGGATCTTCACATACTGTTTCGGATGGAGTTATTTCAGAAGAAATGGAAAGAATTTTCATCGGTTATATTGTAATTACAATCGTGTTTATTATTGTTTTTTATAAAAATAATAATAAATATCCCTTAAAATATGTGTATTATAC